GGTCACCGGCCCGACGTATGTGGACGCGACCATCGCAGGCAAAAGACTGCGGCGCGGGGCGCGGCTTTGGACGGTCGCCACGTCGACCTTCAAGACCGAGACCTATCGCTATTTGCGCCAGGACCGCCCGACGCGGGAGGAAATCGAGGCTGGGCATCTTTGCCCGCCCGGAACCATCCATCTGCCAAACTGGGCGGACGGCGAGTGGTTGAAGCAATTCACGGCTGAACAACTGATCACGGTGCGCACCAAACGCGGTTTTGCCCGGCTCGAATGGCAAAAGATGCGCGAACGCAATGAAGCTCTGGATTGTCGCGTCTATGCCCGGGCCGCCGCCTGGATCCTTGGGGCCGACCGGTTTGACGAGCGGATGTGGCAAAACCTCGAGAAACAGGCCGGGGTGGAGAGCGCCGCAATCACACCGAACACAGCACCCGACAAACCGACAACCCCGCAAGCTGGGCAAATGACGACGCCCAGGCGACGCGGCTGGAAGATCAGCACGCCCAAATACATGGAATGATGGATCCCCAATGACCCTCGATGACCTCAAATCCCGCCACAGCGCGCTTTTGGCGGCGCGCTACAGCGGCACGCGCAGTGTGAGTTATGACGGCAAGAGCGTCACCTATGGCTCGGACGCAGAACTGGCGGCGGCGGTTTCGGACATCGAGCGGCGGATTGCAGCACTGGAAAAGCCCGGCCGCCGCGTTCTGCGCCCCTTCGCCGTGAAGGATCTGTGATGAACTGGCGGCAGCGTCTTGGTGCATTTGTCGGTGGGTTTGACGCAGGCCAGCAGCACCGGCGTTTGCGCGGCTTTCGCGCCACACGCGCCCATGTGAACGCGCTGATCGCTGCAAGCGGGCCTGACATCACCGCCCGCGCCCGCTGGCTGGTGCGCAACAACGGCTACGCCGTGAATGCGGTCGAAAGCTGGGCCGCCAATACCGTCGGCGATGGCATCAAGCCGATCTCGAAGATCGCGGATGCTGCGCGCAAAGAGGAGTTGCAGCGGCTCTGGCTCGCCTGGACCGATGAGGCCGATGCCGAGGGGCTGACAGATTTCTACGGGCTCCAGCGCCGTGCGGCGCGCGAGGTCTTTCTTGCTGGCGAGGTGTTCTTTCGCTTTCGCCCACGGCGCGCGGGCGACGGCCTGAGCGTGCCCGTGCAGCTGCAGATGCTGCCCGCCGAGATGTTGCCATTGGAGCAGACGGGACCTGCAGCGAACGGCAATGCGATCCGCCAGGGCATCGAGTTCGACCGGATCGGCCGACGCGTCGCCTATCACTTCCTGCGCCGCCACCCCGGCGACAGCACCGATCCGGGGCTGGCGGGCGAAATCGTGCGGGTGCCCGCCTCAGAGGTGATCCATGTGATCGACCCGGTTGAGGGCGGCCAGTTGCGCGGGGTGTCGAAACTGGCGCCCGCCATCGTGAAGCTGTTCCTGCTCGACCAGTATGACGATGCCGAGCTGGACCGGAAAAAGGTCGCGGCGATGTATGCGATGTTCGTGACCTCCCCCGCGCCGGAGAACCCGCTGGCACCGGACGATGAAGATGGGCCAGACGGTGTCGAGATCAGCCCAGGCCAGATCGTGCGCCTCGATCCGGGCGAGGATGTGACCGTGGGCCAGCCTGCCGACAGCGGCGGCACCTACGAGCCGTTTCAGTACCGGACCCTCCTGCAGATCTCGGCAGCACTGGGCATCCCGTATCCCTATCTCGCCAATGACATGGTGAAGGGCAACTTCTCGAACTCGCGCCTTGCGCTGATCGAGTTCCGCCGCCGCGTCTCGGCCTGGCAGCATTCGGTGATGGTGTATCAGCTCTGCCGCCCCGCCTATGCGCGCTGGATGGATGCCGCTGTCCTCTCGGGTGCGCTGGTTTTGCCTGGCTATGAAGGCAACCGGGCGCGGCTCCTCACCGCAGACTGGCTTCCGACGAAGTGGGACTGGGTCGATCCGTTGAAGGATGCAAATGCCGAGATCGCCCAGATCGAGGCGGGCCTCAAATCCCGAACCCAGGCTATCGCCGAACGCGGCTATGACGCCGAACAGGTCGACCGCGAGATCGCCGCGGAACGTACCCGCGAACGCACACTTGGCCTCGACTTCCGCCGCCCCGGATCGCCCGCGCAGAGTGTACAGGCGGTGCCGGAGGGGGACGACGACACCGACACAACCGATGACGCGGAAGGCCGCTCCCGCTCAGAAGAGGATGAGCCCTGATGCTCCATGCCCGCATTGCCGCGCGCGCCTTCAACACGCCGTTGCTGGTCGAACCTTCCAAGGCCATGGCGTTTCTGTCGGGCCTTGGGCCCCGTATTCTGGGACGGCGGGTCGAACTGGCGGACGGGGACGACACGCTGGATGGCACTGCCCATCTGCCCGCCCGCGCCAGCATCCTCGCCGGTGGCCTGACTGAGCGCCTGCGCCAGCATGGCGATGCGCCCTATCCCGTGGTGGACGGGATCGCCGTCATCGAGATCGCGGGCGTACTGATCCATCGCGGGGGCTGGATCGGTCAGTCTTCGGGTCAGACCAGCTATGAGGGGATCGCCGCCCAGATCGAGGCGGCGGCCAGCGACCCTGCCGTGCGCGGCCTCGCATTGGAAATCGACAGTTTTGGCGGCGAGGTTGCGGGCGTCTTTGATCTTGCAGATCGCATTCGTGCCATTCGCGCGACGAAGCCGGTCTGGGCTTTCGTCGCCGAACACGCCTTCTCGGCGGGCTATGCGCTGGCGAGCCAGGCCGACCGCATCCTGCTGCCGCGCACCGGCGCGCTCGGCAGCATCGGTGTCGTTGTGATGCATGCCGATCTCAGCGGGCAGCTCGATCAGGAAGGCGCGCGCGTGACGCTCATCCATTCCGGACGCCACAAGGTCGATGGCAATCCCTACCAGCCTCTGCCCGAAGCCGTGCAGGACGATATCCAGCGCGAAATCGATGTGCTGCGGTTTTTGTTCGCCGAGACCGTCGCGGCCGGTCGGGCCGGACGGCTGAGCCAGGAAGCTGCGCTGGCGACTGAGGCCGCAACCTATCGCGGAGCCGATGCCGTGGCGTCGGGTCTGGCGGATGAAGTCACCGATCTTGCGCGGGGCTTTGCGGCCTTCCGGCAACTGGTGGCCCGCACCCCAACGCTTTCACCCGCGCGTGCTCGGCGCGCGGTAGCGACCCAAACCCACCCCAAACAGGAGGCAATCATGGCCATCGAACATGAAGAAGGCGACACCCCGCAGGACACAGTCATCGACACAGATGACGCCGACAGCAGTGACACAAACGCCGCAGATGATGGCCCTGAGCCTCCTGTCACCCCCCAGGCGGAAGCTGCCCCATCCATTCCTACCGTGACGCAGCCTGGTAATCTGGCCGAGCTGTCAGCGCAGCTGCGTGAAGCCGCGGCGGAGATCGCCGAGATCGCGGCGCAGGCAGGCAGGCTCGGTATCGCCATCGACGCGGCGAAAGCGCTGCGCGAAGGCACCACGCCCGAAGCCCTGCGCCGCCTGGTGATTGAGCGCGCGAGTGCTGCCGCCGACGCGCGCGACATCGTCGCGGCCCCGCCCTCGCCCATCCGGCCACAGGCGAAGGAAAGCCCGATCGTCGCGGCTGCAAAACGAGCGGCTGCAGCAGGTGCCCGGGCCTGACGCCCCAGTTCTTGCCAGACCAAACCCGACACCCCTCTGCCTGACCGATCCCCCGCCGCACCACCCCGGCGGGGGATTTCTTCCTCATGGCCCTGAAGGATCCCCGACATGACTGTCCTGACCCAACCGCCCACGATGGGCGACGTCCTCAAATACGAGGTCAACCCGAACTACACCCGCGAGACTGTGACCCTGCTCGCCGGCACCGCCTATCCCGTGGGATCGGTGCTGGGGCGCATCACCGCCAGCGGCAAGTACAAGCTGGCCACCAGCGGCGGCAGCGATGGCGCGCAGACAGCCAGCGCCGTTCTGCTCTACGCGGTCGACGCCACCTTGGCTGACGCCACCGGCATTGTGGTCGTGCGCGGCCCCTCGATCGTGTCGCGCGCAGGCCTCGCCTATGACGGCACCGTCGATGATGCTGCCAAGATCACCACCAAGATCGGCCAGCTTGGCGCCCTCGGGATCATCGCCCGCGACACCGCCTGACACGACGGCCCGCGCGCGCGCGCTTCCATCCTCACCCTCTCCACCGCACCCTCCTTCCCCCGGAGTTCCCCATGACCCTCACCCGTAACCCGTTCGACGCAGGCGGCTATTCGCTGGCCGAGATGACGCAGGCCATCAACATCCTGCCCAACCTCTACACCCGCCTCGGCCAGATCGGCCTCTTCCGCTTCGAGGGCGTCACGCAACGCGCCATCGTCATCGAACAGCGCGAGGGTGTGCTGAGCCTGCTGCCCTCGGTGCCGCTCGGCGCGCCCGCCACCGTCGGCAACCGCGAGGCGCGCTCCATGCGCAGCTTCGCCCTGCCGTGGATCCCGCATGACGACGTGATCCTGCCCGCCGACGTTCAGGGGATGCCTGCGCTAGGCCTCTCGGATGCCACCGATCCGCTGGTCGAGGTGATGAACCGCAAGCTCACGCTGATGCGCCGCAAACACGCCCAGACCCGCGAATACATGGAGATGAACGCCCTGCGCGGCATCGTGAAGGACGGCGCGGGCACCACGCTCTACGACTACTTCACCGAGTTCGGGATCACGCAGATCTCTATCGACTTCGTCTTCGGCACGGCAGGCACCAATATCCAGACCAAGGTCCGCACCACCCTGCGCGCCATTGAGGACAATCTGATGGGCGAGACCATGACCACCGCCCATGCGCTGGTCAGTTCCGAGTTCTTCGACAAGCTGATCAGTCACCCCAAGACCGAGGACGCCTACAAGTTCTTTTCGGCCACCGGCGGCCAGCCGCTGCGCGAGGACATGCGCCGCGCCTTCCCCTTCGCGGGCATCCTGTTC